TTTCTTAACACCTTTTGCAGTTTTAAGAGGTTTTAAAAATTTACCAACAATAGGTATTGCTGCCATACCACCAAGAAGTTTTAAGAAAGTTCTTCTAGTCATGCCATCTTTGAAACCGATACGTCCACCTGTTGCATTTAAAGCTCGACCATCTGATTCTCTCATACGTCTATTTTTAATCATCTGTTCGATATCCATGATCGCATCGTCTACATTAATTTTATCATATACTTTCATTCTATCTAAAGTATCACCTTTCATTGCATTTTTAATAAATGGTTGCAGCATTTCTTCAGCAGTAGTAAAGTCTCCAAAACCAGCCTTATCGATGTCTTTTTGAACTTGTTTAGCAATTTCTTTATTTTTATCTAAAAATTTTTTGTCTGATTTTATCGTATCCAATAATGACTCAAGATAATCGGTTTGATTTCTCTCTAACATTTTTCTGTGTTCAGGACCCATGATATTCATAATACCACTTGGAACTGATTTAGGATTTATATCTTTTAGTTGTTGTGATCCTTTTGTACCTCTTTGTTTTGCAAAGAAATTTAATAAAGATTTAAGTGCAGTAATACCACCAGATGCAAATTGTTTTCTAAATTCAAAACCAATACCAGTATCATCTCGTCCAAAACCTTTGTTAATACCAAAATTTAATTGACCACCACCAATATCTTTTGATCCACCAATCTTTGCTCTATCTAAATCAAACATTAACATCATATCTTTTGACAAAGGAATTTTTGCAGGTTCAACGTTTATCATTCTTCTAACTATTTCTTTTAAAGCTTCTTCAGGATCATTAGTTTCAAAGGTAGGTCCCATAGGTTCTTTTTCTCTATCAAAATCATATTTAATACTTGGTGCTCCACCATTATCAAACCCTGCACGTCCACCTTGTGCAAATTTATCTGTGTCGTCTAATCCGTCAAGTGCTTCACCATAAATATCAGTCTGTTGTTTTTGATCTAAATCATAAAAGTCTTTACCAAATCTTTTTTCTGCTAAATCATCTGCAACAAGTTGTGCATTATATTTTCTATCTCCTTTTACAAATCCTGGTGACGCATTATCGACTGCGTCTTTAACCATTTTTCTATTTCTTATTCTTTGAGCAGCTTCTTTGTTTTCTCTATTCATTCTAGCTAATACTTCTGCTTCTCGCTCTTTGAGAGTTTTAGGACTAGGAGTGTTAACTAAATCTGAATATGGATTATCTGTTTTCATTAACTCTTCGTTTAAAGTCTGTTGGTTTATTTCTTTACCACCCATAATTTTAGAACCTTTTGGTATTTCTTTACCCCCCATGTCAAATACTTTTGCAGATTTTGTAGATCCAATTCCTTGTTGAACTTTTGGTCTATTCTCTATTGCAATAATTGCATTCTCAACTTGGTCAGTGTTTTTTAAAGCTTGTGGATCAACACCATTTTGCATTAAACGTTGTGCTGTAATTTGTGTGTTAAGTTCTATTAGATCTCGTTTAGGTAAAGTCTGAACAACACCAGTGTTGTTCTTCATCATAGTTTTAATTACCCATTGTCTAATCGCTGTCAACATTATTTTTTCTTACCTCTAATTGGTCCAAATCTTTTTATTAAATCGTCATGTAATATCTCAGCTCTTTTAAAAGGATTTTTAACACCTTTAACTAATTTTCTTTTACGACCTGGTGGAGCTCTAAATCTTGATCTAATATCTGGTAAACCCTCGTATTTTTTTGAATAACTTTTAACATCTTTAAATAATTTTTTGTCTAGTTTTTGAGAGGCAGCTATTTCAGACTCTATATCCATTCTACGTTTACCTGTATATCCAGGATTAGATTTAATTTCTTTCATTGTTTTTTCATATTCTTGAACAGCTGGTTTATTTAAATCTTCTTGGATCTTCCTCATTTTTCTGTATTTTAAACCAAACGCAAGTTTGTCTTTTTTATCAATTTTTTCTATTTTCTTTTTAGCTTTAAGTGCTGCCTTACCACTTTGATTAGCACCTTTGCCAAGAGCGGTTGCTGTTTTTACAATCGTACCTACTGAAAATTTTTGTCTATAATATTTATTTGCCATTAATAATATTTCCTTTTACGTTGGCCGATTTTTTCATCGACATAATCTTCAGGGTGTCCGATCAGACCGCCCTGTCTGAATCGC